GGATGCCTCGAAGAAGGTTGCCTAATGTGGGGGTGGCTCAAACCACTCCTTGAGGCACTACTCAATTACTTCACCAAATTAGCCAAAGAACCAACCTATGCCCAAGACGCTGACCCGGGTGCTGGTGACAAACGTCGCCGCTTTCGGGCTCATATTCGTGCTTGGCTGCTCAAGCAACGTGATCCTGGTACCTGAGGGTACCCCGGTTCAACTTGCTGAAAGCGTCCAAGCCCATGTGTTCGTGGTGCAGAAGGATGGAACTAAGGTGAAATCAAATGGTCGCTTCAGGCTTCCAGCAGGAGCCTGGGTGGCCACACTCCCAGAAGATGATGCAGACACGGGGCTGCCCAATGCGTTGGGTACCAGCTCAGGTGTTGCACCGTAATCAAAGGACAACCAACAATCCTGCTTTGTCATGTTTTGAGAAAGAAAAACTATTATGGCTTTGTATTTTGATCAAACAGGAAACCGTCCCGGTTCCCTCAACGGTGGTTCTGATAAACGCGAATTGTTCCTCAAGGTCTTCTCGGGCGAGATCATCTCCCAGTACGAGACCAAGTGTGTGATGAAGGATCTCATTCGCACCCGCAGTATTTCCAGTGGCAAGTCTGCATCGTTCCCACTGTACGGTTCCGCTACTGCGAAGTGGCATACCCCAGGTCAGAACATCCTGGAAAAGGAAAGTGGTTACCTCACGGACTTCAAGTACGCCGAGCGCATCCTTACGCTCGACAATATGTTGACCGCGAACACGCTCATCAATGATGTTGATGAACTGATCAACCACTGGGATGTTCGTTCACCGATTGCAACGGAACTTGGTCGTGCGCTTGCGTATGCCTTTGACCGCTTTGCAATGTCCACCTTCTGGGCAGCAGCGAACACCCTTACTTCGCCTATCAGCGGTGTTTCTGCTAACGGTACGGCATTGATTGGTGAGACCATCGCTAAGGGCAGCACTGCCCCAACGAGCACTCAAATCCTTGATTCGCTCTATGAAGCACAGGTTGCCTTGGATAACAAGGATGTTCCAGTTGACGGTCGTTTCTGCGTTGTCCGCCCAGAGCAATACCAGTTGCTGCTCTCAGCACCATCGGTGAGTACTAACGCATTCCGCTTCAGCTCGGACTTCGGTAGTAAGGTTGGTGATGTCACCAAGGGTACCGCAGCTGCCGTTGAGGTTGCTGGCTTCAAGGTTATGAAGTCAAACCTGTTCCCTCGTTTTGCAGACTTGGCTGTAGGTGATGCCAATATCGCCTTGTTTGCCAACACGAACGCCGTCAGTGATGTGTTCGGTTCCGGTGGTGTTGGTTACGCAGCTACTGCGGCTACCGCTGGTTCATCCATGCTCAAGGCCTGGGGTATCTGTGGACACGCTGATGCCATTGGTTGCGTCAAGAAGTTCGATGTCACCACTGAGATGGAGCGCAAGATCGAGTACCAGGGCACCCTGGTTGTCTCGAAGATGATGGCTGGCTTCGGCGTTCTGCGTCCTGAGTGCGCCATTGGTCTTGCTCTTGCCTAATCCTGTTTAACCCACTTATCCCCCCTGCATCTAGAAATAGGTGCAGGGGGATTCTGTTTGATCCCCTAAGCAACCATCGAGAACCCCATGGCACTTACTGAAACAACGAAGATCTCTGCGATCAACACGATGCTGTCCTGCATCGGGGAATCCCCGGTGTCTTCGCTTGAAGCAACTGCTACGGCTGATGTGAGTATGTCCATCAACATCCTCGATGAAGTCTGCCGAGACCTTTGCAGCCGCGAGTGGTCTTGGAACAAGTTAACCAAGCAGACTCTGACTAAGAATGTCAGTGGCAAGATTGCGGTCCCCGCTGCTTGGGTTCGTGTTGACCATGCGACTAAGGATGTGGCTAAGAGAGGTAGTTTCCTTTACAACCGGGAGGACTCCACGGATGTCTTCACGACAGACATGGATGAACTGGATGTAATCATCCTCTTGGAATGGGACGATATGCCTGAGTCAGCCCGCAGGTACGCAATGATCAGAGCAGGGCGCACCTTAGTAGCCCGGTTGGTTGGGAGTGAGAAGGGTGTTGCCTTTACGGAGCGTGATGAGGTTCAGGCTTGGATGACTCTTCGTGAGTTTGAATCTGAGCAAGCAGACCTCAACATCTTCAACAATGCAGATGTCTCATCAAACCTCCGGAGGTGGGCGTGAGCTTAATCTCGCTCCAGATCCCCAACCTGATTCAAGGGGTCTCTCAGCAGCCCCCTCAGATGCGGTTGCCCTCACAGCTTGAGGAGCAGACCAACGCCTACCCTTCGTTGACCGAGGGGCTAACTAAGCGGCCACCAACGAACCATGTGGCACGGTTGTCGGATACACAAGCACCAGACCCGTTCATCCACTTCATCAATCGTGATTCCATTGAGCGGTATGTGGTGCGCGGAACCTCAACTACTTTGAAGGTATTTACGCTTGCTGGTGTAGAGAAGCCTGTCTATACCGATAGCACCAACTTCACAGCCTTCACGCTCCCTGGTTCTGGTTACCTCAGCACCCCTGCGAACCTACGGGCACTCACGGTTGCTGACTACACCTTCTTACTGAACACCACTACGACTGTGGCAATGGCAGGTACAACAACTGCTGCTGCGGAACAGAAGGCTCTTGTAGCCATCATCCAAGGCTCCTATGGAACGAAGTACACCGTAACCATTCGGTTCTCAAATGCTGATTATGCATATAGCCACACGACAGCATCTACTACAACCGTTCCTGATACAGAAGTAATCGCTGCTGCCTTGGCTAACCTGATTAACATAGCAACCGCTACTCACTTTGTAACAGCATCTTTCACAGGATCCACCATAGTCCTGACTCAGGATCAAACTAGTGGTGCCAAGACATTCACCGTCAAGACATCTGATTCTGCCGGTGGAACCATCATGTCCGCTGCCAAGGGCAAGGTAGCCCGTATCTCCGATCTACCCCTAGCGGCTCCTCACGACTTCAAGATAGCCATTGGTGCTGACATTGAAGATCCATCTACTAGCGACTACTACGGGATCTTCATCGCTAACGATGGGATCACCGGCTCAGGCCGCTGGGAAGAGTCTGTTGGCTTCGGTGTTACCACGACACTCTCAGATACCACGCTGCCTTATGTCCTTGTAAGAAGGTCAGATGGCAACTTTGGATGCTACAAACCCACATGGGATCTCCGCCTGGTAGGTGATGCTGTAACAGCAGCCCCTCCGTCATTCGTTGGACGCAAGATCAACGATATGTTCCTCTACAGGAATCGCCTTGGTTTCCTCGCGGACAACAAGGTGGTCATGAGTGAGGCGGGGAACTATTTCGGTTTCTGGCGTACAACATCAACGCAGATCATTGATTCAGATCCCATCGATGTATCGGTAGCACACTCTCAGGTATCAGCACTCCGAGCAGCAGTCGGTTGGGATGAACGCTTGATCCTCTTCACGGATACCACTCAGTTCTCCTTAGGTTCCGGTGCGGATACCAACCTGACCCCTGAGACTGTGGAGATCGTTCAGACCACAGACTTCGAGAACTTCTCCTCAGTCTGTAAGCCACAACCTACAGGCAGATCACTCTTGTTCATCCAGAGCAAAGGGCAGAATGTGGGTGTCCGTGAGTATGTCCGTATATCAGTCGATGAGAAGTATGACGGACTTGATATCACTGCCAACATCCCTGCTTACATCGCAGGGGTACCTCAGCAGATCGCTGTGAGCACCCATGACAGTACGGCATTCCTCCGTACATCTACCGGCCTCTACAACCATAAGTGGTTCGTAAACGGTAGCGAGAAGATCCAATCAGCCTGGAGCAAATGGGATCTCGGTGCTGATGCAGTAGTCGCAGGTATGCATTGGTACGACCACATCCTGTACATGGTGGTTGCCCGTGGTACCGAAACCTTCTTGGAGAAGGTGGAGTTTGAAGGACGCTTTACAGACCCAGGGTTAACTTGGGGTGTTCACCTCGACCGTCGCGCAGTTGCCACAGGAGTTGTGGGAACCGTCTATGGAACCACTAAGTTCCTCTACTCACCTAACTTAAACCTGAGTGCCTATAGCCCCGTAGTGGTAGCCAACGGGATCAAGTATCAGCCTATTCAGGTCACGAGCACTGAGGTAGTTGTCCTTGCGAACCTCGTAGGAACCGTTGCTTGGGTGGGTGTTCCATACGAAATGCGTTGGACATTCTCGAAGCAGTATGCACGGAACCAGGATAAGCCCATCATTGATGGTCGCTTGCAGCTCACCTATGGAGTTCTATCGTTCGAGGAAACAGGGAACTTCAAGGTTGAAGTCACCCCTAAGTATCGAACCCCATTCTCCTACACATTCGATGGTTCGATCCTGGGTGGCAGTCTGCTTGCCAATACTCCGAATCTAGTCACAGACTCGTTTAGGTTCCCTGTTCACTGCCGTGCTGCTGATGCCAAGGTATCTGTAGTCAGCACATCTCATCTTCCATGTCGGATCCAAAGTGCCTCCTTTGAGGCGAACTACTCAACCCGTAATAGGACTATATGACCCCCCATGTGCGTCCCTCGAAAGAAGCCGATTGTGCTCGGATCGCAGGAGCTCTGCGTGAGGCTGACAGACAAGAGTGCGACTTGTGGGGGGTTGATCCGCTGTGCTCTCTGCGGGAGGGTCTGGCGCATTCGCTGCAGTGCCTCACCGTCATCGGGGAAACAGGGAACCCCACGGCCATGTTCGGGATCACGCCCACCGGCACCGTCTGGCTTCTAGGGACTGAAGAGCTCTTCACGTTTCCTATGGCATTCCTGCGGCAGAGTCGGCTGTGGGTGAACCACATCATTGCTCCTGTTTCCAAGTTGCCTGATGTTTCCGGAGTAGGAAACTGGGTCGATATGCGAAACACGAAACATACAGATTGGCTGGTATGGGTGGGATTCACTCTCACCAATATCGCTACTCACAACAATCAACGAATCGGTTACTACCGAAAGGCTATCTAACTCATGTGTATTCCATGGCTCGCACCCATTGGTATTGCTCTTGGAGCATCAGAGGCAGCAGCAGCTGCTGCTGGAACCATGGCAGTGCTATCGGTGGCAGCAACAGCAGCGAGTGCCGGTGTGTCCTATGCCGGTCAGAAGCAAGCGGCTGACTCACAGAAGTACCAGTACGAAGAAGGGCAGCGTCTTGCCCAAGAGAACCTGCAACTCCAATATCAGCAGGTAGGTGTCCGTCAGCGTGAGGAGCAGATCAGTAAGGCTCAACAGGTTCAGCAGATCCGTCAGGAAGCAGAGACTGCCTTTGGTTCCATTCGTACCACTACGGGTGAAGCGGGTATCCAGGGCAACTCCGTCAATATGTTGATGAACGAGTTCACCCGTCAACAGAATGAATCCATCGCCAATGTCAACCTCAACTATGACTTCCGTAGTCGCCAACTGATGATTGAACAACTCGGTATGCAGGGGCAAGCCGATGGAGTCATGATCCGTTCCTACCCAACGACTACTGAACCAAGTCCCTTTGTTCCTGCTCTTCAGGTTGGTGGAGGTGTCCTCGGTGCCATCAATCAGTATGGCAATGTGGACAAAATGAACTTCGGTACAGGTAGTGCACCTTCAGCCAACTACTCAACGCTTGCTCGACGCGAGGCTTTCATGGGTTCCATGCCCACCTCAGTCCGCATGACTAGCCGTGGGTGGTACTAACTATGGCAACATCCCTTACACCCCGTGACCTCACGCAGGTCGCTATTCAACCTTCAGCCTCGCCGGTGAACCTCAATGTCACCCCGGCACCTGGGCAACAACTCCGTGGTAACTCCCTACAGCAATTGGGTGAGGCTCTCTCAGGGTTCTCCCCATCACTCCAAGGAATGCTTGCGCGGGCTGCTGATGAGGACAAGCGGAACCTTGCGATCCAAGGAGCCTCTGTTGACTTCTCCCAGGTTGATCTCAATGTAGATCCCAACGCTACCCCCGAGGAGCGTCAGTTCGCCCTCAACCGCGCCTTCAAGGAAGCCGTTGTCAAGAACAATGCTCCTGATTCAGCGAACCCATTCTTCCTCATGGAAGCCCGTAAGAACTTTGGGCGATCCGGTGGCCTCCAGTACAGGAACGCTTTAGCGTCACTTCAGGCTTCTGCCACAGACCCTGCGAACCCTGTGCCATTCTCTGAGATCGCCAAACAGGCCGCTGAGAAGGTGGGCATGGATGCCTTCACATCAGACATCTATGGTGCTGCGGGGTTTGCCTCGGTTGCCCAAGAAGCCAACGCTGAGTTCAGCAGTAAGTTCCAAGCGGAGATGCTGAAGCGTCAGGAGTTCGTTGCTGTTGAGCAGACTCAGAACGGTATCGCTGAGGCTCTACGGACTGCTGGTGCCAGTGGCTATGAATGGGACTCTAAGGGTTCCGTGGGTGTAGCCATGCAGCAGATGGTGGACAGTATCCACTTGACCACTACGGATCCGCTGATTGCTCGTAAGGTTCTCCTGGGTGGCTTTGAGACCGCGATCTCGCAGACCAAGGATGAGGCTGAAGTGGAGACCATGATGTCAGCCATGGGCAAGTTGTCCTTTGGTAAGGCTCAGATCAATCAGAACCCTGCCTTCTATTCAAACCTATTGACCATCAAGGATCAGCGGCTCAACGAGATTGCTGCTGAGGCAACCCGGAATGAACGGGTGTTTGACCAGAACATCCAACAGGGTGTCCGTGGGCTCTATGCCCTCGGTTGGAATGAGAAGGTCAGTGCAGCCATTATGGCTGGCAATGCTGAACAGGCGCAGCAGATCACAGAGAAGCTCCTCGATGAATATGTAACTAAGAATCCGGATATGAAGCCTGATGTCCGTGATGGGTTGCGTTCAGCAATCCAACTTAAGTTGAGCCCGCTGTTTGCTGCCGTTGGTGTGCAGAGAAACGCTGCTTCTGATGCAGAAACTCGGGACATCATGGATGCAATTGACGATGGATCAATCCCTGATCGCGGACTACTCCGTGACCGCATGACCAAACTACCTATCCAAAGCCAGATGATGCTTGATAGGCACTGGCAAGAGAATATTGGTGTGGTGCGTGGTGCTACTACGGCATATGTCCAACAGAATGGCAAGGGGATCACCGCAAAGATCCTTCAGAGTTATGTCGATGCTGACATGGCTACCGGCAGGAATGCCAGTGGGCAACCCATGCTGCCTCCGTCCAAGATGGATGAAGCAAATGATCTAGAGACTGAGTGGAGAGCGGGTGCTAACGAACGCGTTAAAGCATTCGTGCGTGGTGATGTACTCGATGCAACCTCAGGGATGACCTACCGGGATCTCAAGGCTGCCTCGGGTGTTGAGGTTGCCAACCGAGCAGTCGTGGGGATTCTTGATGGCTACTACGACGGTAAGGTCAAGGAGCAGAACCAGGCTATGCGTGGTTACAAGGCTGCTACTGACTCCGGGGTGACCCTTGGTAAGGCTAAGGCAGTAGATCCTCGAGAAGCCTTCATTGATGAAGTAGCAGTCACACAACGGACAACAGTCACTGATGCCTTCGCTGCCGCTAATGCAGCGGGTGGTGATCTAGGACAACGCGATAAGGCATTCGCCAATGCAATCAATAGTGAAGTCGAGCAAGTAGCTGAAATCGCTTACGACTTGAACTTGGGTCAGTTTGTTCGCCCAACGAAGACCCTACAGATCCTTGGGGATATGTGGCGGGTTGCTCAGAAGGAAGGCAAGGTCGCTATGGGTCGAAGGTACGGCCTGTGGTCACCTACTCAGCGTGAATACACACCCGATCTAGTGCTTCAGCAATATGGTCGTGTGAAGCGTTCAATGATTGTCGGTCTTACCGCTCAAGAGGTCATCACGAATCAAACAGCTGATGGAGTACCTGTGTTCGGAGTTGTGCTTCCAAACAAGGAGTCAGCAGTGGAGTATGCGTTCGCTGTTCCAATGTTCCGTGATGCCGCTGAGTTAACTAACCCAGAACTCACCAACAAGGTGATGGATTCTCTTGGGCTTACTGAATCCCTCCGTGCACCCTTCGTAGCCCGTCAAGCAGAGCTTGTTCGCTACCGACGAGAGATGTCCATCCTCAAGCCCTATCTGAAATAATCAATGCCAACAACACCAAATAGCAGATACTTCAACGAGGATGAGCTCAGTGCCATCGTCAACGGTCAGGTATCTCCTCAGATGCCCACGGATCTTGGGGAACCTACTGATCCAGCAGCGGAACCATCGAAGCCCATCTGGGATACCTACGACACCATCAAGGCTGTACCCCGTGGTGCCATCGATGCTGCCAAGGGTGTCTACAACCTTGCCGATTGGGCAACCATGGATCTCCTCCCAGATTGGCACACGAACCCACTGGGCACTAGCACATCATGGTCTGGTTCCATTGTGTCAGGTATCTCGCAGGTAGCCACGGGGTTCCTCGCAGCCGGGGGTGTCCTTGGGGCAGCCTCAAAGATCCCTGGTGCTGTAGGTGCCACCGCCGGTTGGTTGGGTGGAGCAGGGGGTGGTGCTATGGCTGTAGCCCGTGGTGGTGCAGTCAAAGGCGCCATTGCTGACTTCACCGCTTTCGAGGCTAACTCAGGTCGCCTATCTGACCTCTTGGTGCAAGCCGACAACCCTGCATTGAACAATGCCTTTACGCAGTTCATGGCTACCGATATGAGTGACTCGGAGTTGGAAGGTCGCCTGAAGAACGCCCTAGAGGGTGGAGTCATCGGCGTTGCTTTCGAGGGAGTCATTGCGGGTGTTAAGGGTTCCATGAAGGCTGTCAAGGAGATGAAGCGTCTTCGGGCTGCTGGCAAGTCTGAAGAGGAGGCTGTAAAGGGTGCCATGGAGGTGGCCGGTAAGGATCTAAAGGAGTCTGTGGATGCTGCTGCCCGGGCTGAAGATGAAGCCATGACAGCAAAGCCTGAGGTTGCTCCTGAGGCTGCTCCTGTGGCTGACGCTGTGGCACCAACTGTTGATCCAACAGCATCAGCAGTCATTGACCCTACTGATCCATTGAAGCCAGTAGCGGGTGTAGATACTGCTCGTCAAGCACCAAGTGTTGCTCAGATGCGGACTGTTGTTACTGATGCTGCATCAATAAAGGAGCTTCACGATATGGTTGCGAGTGGGGGAGACACTACTTCCATTGCTGCCAAAATCGATGAGCTACAGAAGAAGGGTCTCATTAACCTGAACCCCATCCTTGGTAAGGGTCAACCTACTGCCAATAAGTACGAAGAGGTCATCATTGCGCTTCGTCAGTTCGAGACAAACCCTGAACTCTTTGGCAAGGCAGGATCCGCTTCCAATGAAGCACACCAAATGCAAGCCATGGGTTCTATTAAGGCTGCTGCTGAGACCGGACAGATCAATGGCGAAGAGATGATTCAATTGCTGCGGCGTGGTGTCGTAACAGCACAGGAGCTCTATCGCCAGTTGCCGTTCATCCTTGGTCTTGAAGCAGCAACACGACATAATGCCCTCCAAGCCCTCCGTTCTCCTGGTGCAGATGCTGATGCGTTCCTCAAGGCATTCACGGTGGTATCCGGTGCAACCCGCACGATCAAGTCTTACCTCGGTAAGAACCTACAGATGATCCAAGCATTCGGGGATTATGAAACGGTTGCTAAGGGATTCAATGCGCTCTCACCGGCGGAACAGCGGGTGCGTATGGAGATGTTTGGAGATGTCCTCGAATTGCTCCTTCGGGATCCATCAACAGGCCGCCGTGCTGCAACGCTGCTTACCGAAGGTTCCTATCGAAGTGGAATGCGTGTGACGGTTGAGATGTTCCGTAACTCGATCCTTTCGGGACCAAAGACCCTTGCAGTCAATGCCTGGAACGGCTTGCAGATGTTGGCAATGCCTCTTGAGCGGGCTGCTGGCAAAGCATTGTCAGGTGATGCAGCGGGTGCAGCGAATGAACTATCGGTACTCACGCGGTACTGGTCACAGACTACGGATGCCTATCAGGCTCTCAAGATCTCCGCGTCAGAAGAAGGGGACTCTTTCGTCCTTGGGCGAGGCAACCAACAATACGGTGATGAGTTCGTACCTGGGCGACGCATTGGTTCCAAAGGTGTTGCTCGACTGAACAAGGTTGATGATGTCACCGGCGCAGTCCAGCGCACACCAGCCGGTGCTGCACTGGATTGGTTTGGTCAATTCGTCAACGCTCCCATGAGAGTCCTCGGTAGTTCCGATGAGTTCTTTATGACCCTTGTTGCCCGCTCAGAAGCCGATACGGTTATCCGTGCTGAAGTAGCAAAGCGCATGAAAAAGCCGCTCACAGATGCTGCGGTATCAGCAGAGGTAACCCGGCTCCGTGATCTCCTCTTCATCGATGGTCAGCTGTACACCCGCAAGACTGTAGAAGAGCGTGGGTTCCGTCAGGCTCGGGATAAGTACCTGCCTGGTGCTTTCCGGGAAACCCTCGGTACCGTGGTTGCTGATCGCCTAGGGAAACCTGTGTCTGATCCAGCAGTAGTCACCGAGGTCAGTCGCCTCTACAACGCATCCATCAAGGCTGGCAAGGTTGATCGAGATGCCATCAAGGCAATCGCTAATGAGGCTGAACGCAAGTCCGTCATGTCTGCCTTGGATGCCTCGGGTGCCAAGGCAAAGGCTCATCCTCTATTCATCCCTGAAGTCCAACGGTATGTCGATCAGAACTGGGATGCCTATATCGATAGCGACATGGCTCCCGTTGGTGGCAATATGCAACAGGCCGCCGGTGAGGACTATCGAGTCCTTCAGCGTGTCTCAGGGGAAGTAGAGCGTCGAGTCAAGGAGCAAACTTGGAAGCGTGACTACACCGATATCGCTGATGAAGCAGCACCATTCGGCTCCCGCCTGGTAGGCAACATCGGTAAGGCGTTCTCAACCGCAGTTGGTCATGTACCTGAACTGCAACTGATTGTTCCGTTCATCAAGACCCCTACGAACCTCCTCGCATTCGTTACAGACCGTAACCCCATCGGGCAGAGTCTCGCTTGGGTGCAAGCAGCCAAGGCTGGTGATAAGAAGGCAGCAGCTCAAGCAGCAGGGCGATTGGCTACCGGAAGTGTCCTGTACACCACAGGTATCGGTCTAGCAGCGAGTGGCCTGATCACAGGCAAGGGTCCTGTAGATCCCGACATCCGAAAGCAACTCCTTGCATCCGGTTGGCAACCCTATGCCATCAAGGTGGGTGGTGTCTATGTCTCCTTTGGACGCAATGACCCCGTAGCCACCTTCCTTGGAATCGTTGCGGACACTGTGGACATCAGCCGCAGCACCTATGACCCAACCCCTGAGGACAACGGGATCATCATGGGTGTCTCTAAGGCTGCCATCATGTCTATCGCTAACAATGTGACTTCAAAGTCATACCTGCGTGGATTGACTACGGCTATGTCGGCGGCCATGGGTGATGAGGCTGCTGCAAACAAGATGATGCGTCAGTTTGCAGGAGCAGTTGTACCGAACGCCTTGGCACAGACTGAGGCAACCTTTACCGACAGCACCATCTATGAAACCCGTAACGCAGTCGATGCCATCTTGGCTCGTCTACCGTTCACGGGGAACTCCGTTGATAAGACCCGTAATGCTCTTGGGGAACCACTGCAAGGTACCGAGAGCCCATGGTCTATTCTGTTCCCCGTTACGGGCACCCGGGCAACCAAGGATCCTGTGAACCGTGCTCTATCGGATTCATTGATCTCAGTCGGTGGAGCCCGTCGAACCCTCCCAGGCAACATCGATCTCAAGCAGATCAAGTTGAAGAACGGTCAGTCTGCCTATGACCGCTATGGGGAACTCACGGGTCAAGTGAAGATCGGTGGGAAGACTGTGCGTGACCAACTGCGCTCCGTGATTTCATCACCGTTCTTCAAGGGTCTCCCTGAAATGGGTACCGATGGGATCACAAGTCCCCGCACATCGCTCATCCGAGGGCAGGTATCTGACTACCGTCGGGTTGCCCTTGAGAAGTTGATCAAAGAGTCGCCTGAACTAGCCCAAGCCATGGCTCATGCCCGTGATGTCAAAGCCAATCTTTACCGAGGAAACTGATGCCAGCATTCTATGAACTGAACTACTACGCCCGTACTTTCTACTCAGGTGACGGCGGCACCAATGACTTCCTAGTGACCTTCTATGGGGGAGCACCGCTCGACCCAAGTCATGTACGGGTGTATGTGAATCAGACACAGATATCGAGTGGCTGGTCTTTCGTGACCATCAACGGTGCAACCTATGTCCACTTCGATATTCCGCCAGATGGTCAAACACCAGGCAATGTAATGCTCCGTCGATTCACACCGGCGCGTGAGGCTGACCGTGTGATCAACTTTACCGATGGTGATGTGCTGACTGCATCAGACTTGGATATGTCGCAGCTGAACTCCCTGTATGTCTCTCAGGAATCCTCGGATCAGTTCCTCGACCAGGGTGGAGCAGGGGTCAGCATCAACTTCGCTGAGACCATTACGGGATCCAAGACATTCACGGGAACTACGACTATTGGTGCCGAAGGATCCTTTAAGTTTCTACAGGGTCTCGACATCATTGCTGACAAGACTCAAAACGGTAAGCAGTATGTCCTTGGGGCAAACGGTACATCCGGTGATGTCCACTGGGAAGAAACCACCATCAACGCTGGTTCTCTCCCTGCAACAGTAGTCCTCACCGATAGCATTCAGACCATTGATGGGCAGAAGACATTTACGGGTGCTGTGGAGATCAACGCTCCGCTGAAGGTCACCGGATCTGCTGTTAGTGGTAAAGCACTTGTTTCATCAACGAATGATGGATCGGTGGCGTGGTCATCCATTGTCAATGGCATCAAGCTTGGATCCGAGGCTGCTGCACCATCTACGGGAACAGTAGTCATTACACCGGCATCCATTGGTGCTCTGTCTGCGGGGGCAAGCGGAGGTACGCAGACTGTAGCCGGACCCGTGGCATTCACAGGGAGCGTAGGTCTTGGTGATGAGGTATCTGCGGACACCCTCACCGTAACCGGGCAACTCAAGCTCAACCTCTCTGATACTGATGAAGTCATCGGTCGCGTATTGACTTGTAATGCCATTGATGGCACAGCATCCTGGGCATCACCAGCCGCCACAGGTATCACATCGGTCAATGGACTGACTGGTTCTACAAGTGGTGGTGTTGTAGAAATCACCCCAGCATTGTTGGGTGTACCTGTCTTAGTTGGTAGCCCCCAGACTATTGCTGCAATCACTACCTTCAGTAGTACGGTCAACCTAGGTGATGATGGCAATGACATTGTCAATATCCCCGGTAAGTTGTACTACACACGCTCTGGGTATGCCTCCGGTCATGTGATGACATCTCAGCCTAACGGTGAAGTGATTTGGGCTGCTGTCCCACCGACAGGGGTGATCTCTGTTAACGGAGACAGTAGTTCCGCCGTAACTATTACAGCTGCTGGTTTAGGTGCGGTTGATCTCTCAAGTAACCAGACTATCGCAGGGGTGAAGACCTTTAGCGGCACTGCTTCCGCAGTCAATGCTGTAGTCACAAATGCACTCACATACAATGTTGGATCAAACCTACAGGGTAAGGTCTTAACTAGTAATGCTAGTGGCGTAGCCTCTTGGGCATCTCCATCAGCAACTGGTGTTACTAGTGTTAATGACCAAACTGGACCTGCTGTAACGCTCGATGCTGATGATGTAGGAGCAGTCAGCGTTGCTTATCCACAAGAGATCACGGGTGCTAAGACCTTTAGCAACAATGTGACACTTGGTACCGCATCAAATGACATCATCGTTGTTGGCGGCGAACTCCAGATACCTGGCGCAACAGCCAACGGCCAAGTATTGACATCATCGGCAGGCAATAAGGTCATTTGGCAGACCCCTGAACCAGCGGGTGTTACCTCGTTTAACGGTGCTACAGGGCCGATCTTGCTTACCGCATTTGACCTGGATGCTTTAACACTACAGACACTTCCGGTTGCTACTAGTGGGGTCAAGGGGATTATGAGGGTCGGTGGTGGGCTCTCCGTCACCGATGGTGTTGTGAGCGTCACCCAAAACGCAACGCTGCCTATCGCTGGAGTGGGTCCCACTGGTGCTCTTGGTGGCATCCGGATTGGGGATAACCTCAGCATCAATGCAACTACGGGTGTTCTGTCAGCGGGGATTACAGGCACATCTGGTGTAACTACATTCAAAGGTCGCGCTGGCTCAGTTACACCCGAGGCTGCTGATTACACCGCCGCACAGGTAACGAATGCAGTTGATACAAACACAGCACAGGACATCACTGCATCAAAGAAGTTTACAGCAATTCAAGCAGTAACTACTTCCAATACTAATTATGGTGTCAGCGGAACCTCTGGTGTATTCATTAATCCAAACGGACTCCTGAGGGCTCAGAGACCACTCAACGATGACCATGTCTTTGAGGGTGTATCTCCAACGGGTGGCACTACATCATTCATTGAGGCTGATGGAGATGCACAGTTCTCCGGCCTAGTTACGGCTAACGGAGGTTTCCACTCTAATGCAGGGGTTACCTTCGGAGACAACACGAATGACGGTATCAACCTTACAGGAACCCTGAAGATTGCTGGGGGCGGCTCACCTCTTGTCGATAAGGTGCTTACCTGCCAGGATTCTCTTGGCACAGTCGCTTGGGCATATCCACTTAATGCTCCCGTGACTACGGTCAACGGTACTAACGGTTCCGTGAGTATCAGCCTACATGGTGAAGCAAACCCTACTGCAAACCTTGGTGGTGTCTCACTGACAGCAACACAGACCATCAGCGGCGCAAAGACCTTTAGTGCCAATCAGGTGTTCCAAGCCAATGTAACCCTCGGTGATGCAGGTGCTGATGTGATCCTGGTCAACGGGACACTAAAGATCCCATTAGGTGGTTCTAACGGGAAGTTCCTAAAGTCAGATGCGTCAGGAAATGCTTCTTGGGGTGATGGTCCAGCGGTACCTGTTCAGAGCGTCAACGGTGTTAGTGGAGTCGTAGTCATTACTGCTGATGATCCTGATGGTCCTTCAACCAAGGGTCTTGGTGCTGTTACTAAGGGCACTACTCAAACCATTACAGGTAACAAGACTTTCTCAGGTACTACATCATTCACTGGGAATGTGTCTTTGGGGGATGCTCTATCAGACACACTCACCTGCACGGCGACACCAGTCTTCCCTAGTGGCGCAGTCGTAGGTCATGTGCTGACCTGCGCTGATGCGAATGGTGCCACGGCTTGGGGGCTACCCACACCTCCACTAGTGACATCCGTCAACGGTCGTGTAAACGCAGTAACAATCACTGCGGATGAAACAACCACTGGTATTGGAGCAGTCACTAAAGACACTGCCCAATCTATTAGTGGTGTAAAAACCTTTTCGGTCGCCCAGATATTCAACGCAGGGGTGACCCTAGGTGACGCAGGTGCTGATGTAATCCTCGTCAACGGGACACTGAGGATCCCAACGAATCCTGCCGCAGGGCGTGTTCTTACAAGTGATAGCACTGGTAACGCCTCATGGGCGAATCAAACCATTACATCTGTAAGTACCCAAATTGGCGCAGCGGCACCCGTTGCTCAAACAGGTGCGGTACTCATAACTGCTACCAACATTGGTGCTGCCACTACAGGTGCCCTTACAACCCTTACAGGCCAAGTCACTGATGCGGTCACTTTGGCTACCAATGCATCGCTTGATGCTGCCGCTGCTGCTGGTGTAGCTGCCACGAAACTGAGTTCAGTCACTATCACCACAACAGATATCAACAATCTGCCTGTGTCCTGCCTATCTGGACTTGGTACTGCCGCTTCACCCCTCAAGGTACTCGGTGCGGCTCCATTGGGTCCCGCTACTGGTGATCTCAGCAGCTCCTACCCGGCCCCAACCATTGGTGCCAACAAGGTCACCTATGGAAAGATGCAGCAGGTATCCACGGGACTCCGGCTACTCGGGAACCCAGCAGTTGGTGCTACCGCTGCGAATGTCACTGAGATCTCCCTAGGTGCCGGGCTTGGTTTCGTATCGGGTCAACTAGCGAACACTTCGATCCCCACGGTATCCGCTGCGGGCACCAACACCTTCACGGGTGCCAACACATTCCAAGGGAATGTAACGGTTGGTGATGCAGCGGGTGATGCTCTTACGGTGAACGCAACGATGTCCACGGTTGCCCCGGTGACCTTGGGTTCGGCTATTGGTAGTGCCTCGCAAATCACAGTTCATGGACCACTAAAGATTACTTCGGGTACTCCAACGGCAGGACAGGTGTTGACCTGTGATGGAAGCGGTAATGCAACTTGGGAACAATCAGCGGCAAATCCCTATACGCCATCGTTGACCGGAATTGGATCTGTTCAAATGTTAGGGTGGTCAACCAGTATCAATAGCAATCTAGCCGGTCTTTGGTGTTTCCCTTCACCTAGCCTCATCGTTGAGTATGCAAGTGGCGGAGGAAGCAATCCTCAGATTCGTGTTGCAGCAGGAATGGGCACTTGGTTAGCAAGAAAAATGGGTGGGGTCGGCACTACCCAATATACATTGACTGACACACTTGGGCCAATAAGAAGTCTTATTGAAGCGAGTGATCGGTGGATGCTCGTCCGCATTTCCTAAGGCATCCCATGAATACCCAACTCGACCATGAAGTCATGCTTGCCATTGGCCGCCTTGAGGGAAAGCTCGACCTGCTTCTACAGCAGCGTCAGGCTGCCCAAGTGGAACTAAAGGAGTTAGA